TGTGATAGTGCTGCTGCTGAGCCTCTGACCCCGCCTAGTATTCCAAGTCCTGGGCTGCCTGCTGTAAGCCCTTCTTGCTGAACTTTACTGTATTGATTTTCAAGAACATCAACCAAGTTAAGACCTTGTTTGGCTTGATTAACAACAGCCTTATCAGCTGCTGACATAGTCCCCTCTGGGCTCATTGTCTGAATAGCTTTTTTGATAGCTTCAAGTTTTGATATATTCTTACCACCTTGGGCTAGATCAAGCACTTGCATCATTGTTATTTTCTTAAGAGCTTCTGTTGTTTTGTCAGGTTGAGTTATCTCTTCTTGATACTGCGGTTCTGGAGTCATCTCTTGTGGTATTTGAGGCGTTGCTTCTTGTCCACCTCTCATACCTATTGCAGCTGCTGTTGCTGGCTTTTGTAGACCCTTTGCAGCCTCAAGTATTGGCTCAAGTCCTTGACCTGTTGCCTGAAGTCCTTTTGCTGTTATGTCCTGCACCGCCTGAACTGGAGCTGCACCTACCCTAATTCCAGTAAGTGGAATTGGCACAGTGGCAGCTCTACCTTTTGCAAGGCCAGGCGCTAGGTCATATAGCTTAGACATCTTTGATGTTATCGCCTTTGCTCCAGGCTCTATCCCTGTCAGAACATCATCAAGGGCTTGCCACATAGCATATCTGACCTCCTGTGACGCAGTTGATGGTCCCATGTCCCAAACCTTGGATGGCAACTCTTTACCAATTGTTGACTTAAGAGCTGATATAGATTTTGCTGTGACATCTCCAGCTCCTATCCTATTTAATGAGGCATTGACAATGTCATCATACTGAGCTCCAGTTAAGCCCATATCAGTTAGTTTTTGTCTCATTGCAGTCTTAATAGTCTCTGAACTTGCCTTTGCTGTAGATTGACTTAATACATCATCTAGGTTGCTTGATAGACCCTTATAAAGCTCATCAACTTGTGCTAGTCTTTGGCCTGGTATACCAGACAATCCAAATTCTTTAGCTGCTTGAGCTATTTTTTCTTCTTGCGATACCATCGTAGGTCCAACTCTTACCTGTGGCTTTATAAGACCTTTCTCAAGAGCTTGACCAGTTTTTGTAGCCACTTTTCCAAGTCCTAATACCTTGTCAAGAACACCTGCTGTAACTGCCCCTGTCACTCCAGCCCCCGCAACTGAGCCAAGTGTTGCATCATCCTCTGATAACCCTCTCATAACACCTGACGTTGCACCAGGTAAAAGTGATCTTTGGACAATTCCTGCACCTTTACCAAATGGGACAGCATAAGACCCAGCCTCAAGAGCTGTTTTGCCAGTCTCCTGAACTAGCTTACCTGGGTCAAAGTAGGGAGTTTCTTTTGTAGCAAATCCTACCCTTGAAGCCCAGTCTTCCATGGCTTTAGATTTTTCTGTATAAGATTTTGCAGCTTCCAGTTTGGCCTGAGGTGTTTGAGCTGTTTGGTATTTGATGTAATCGCCAATTTGACCAAGTGTATTTAAAGTTGGTGACACCACATTCTCACCAGTCTTTTTAGCAAATACATCAAGTAGTTGACCTAGTATATTCTGTTTTGGTTGTTCAGCCTGAATCTGAGGTTGAGCTTTAGGAGTCTCAACTGGCTCATACATATCGGGATTAGCTCTGTATGCACCCTCTGGCACATCAAGTATTTCTCCTGTTTTTTTCCAGCGTAATTTCATAGTTATCTATATGACCAACTTGTAGAACCTGTCGAACCATCACTGTACCTTGTATATGTTTTTCCATCTTTGCCTTTAAAAGTTCCAACTGGCACTTTACTTGTATCTGTCCATTGTTCACCTTTTTGATTGTACCAACCAGATTGTTTTGTCTCCCCAAGCCCTAGTGCTCCTATAAGACCTGTGATGTCTATTCCAGATGATGCGCTATCTTCTGGTTTGTAATACGGCTTGCCTATGTCATAGGCTACCTGTTTTTCTTTAAGTGCTAGTTCTGCTTGTTTAAACATCTCATCTCTCTTTGCCTGATCTGCAGCAAGTTGCTGTGCTATCGTTTGCTGTTGTGATGTCAGTCCTGTCTTATATATATCAGACCCAAGTGAAGTACCAGTTTGAATGGCTCCACTTTGAAGCGCCGCTATAGCGTTTTGAATAGCTCGTATATCAGCAGTTTCAGATGGTGCTAAGTTAGCCATTGTATTTGCAAGTTGTCTAACTCCTGATGCTTGCTCACCAACTGCTTGACTTTCAAGCCCTGCATATTGTTGCTCGATAGGCTGTGTGGCACTAGCAAGTTCTTGCTGTGCTAAAGTTGACGATCCAAGTAATCCACGTTTTCCAAGCTCACCACTTGTTATTCGTGTCTGTTGCTGTACAGCTTGCGTTCCTTTGCCCTTTATTGAAGCAATGAGGTCATCATATTTCTTTTTAAGTGGTTCTATCTCAGCCTGTATCTGACCCTTCATTTGCCCATATTTTGACGATATTTCGGGGATTGAGGCTTGCAGTGACTCAACCTGTGGCTGTATAGCCTCTCTTGATCTTTTTATAGCCTCGTCAATTGCCTTCTGCATTGGGTCCTGAGAAAACCCACCAGTTGATGTTGGTGCAGTTGGAGTAGTTGAAGGATTATCAAGTGAAGGACCACCCATTCTTAGGTATTCATTGTAGTCATATGTTTCACGACCTCCAACCATCCCTTTGTTAGCACGTCTGTCAAAATATGTATTTGGTGAGCTTTGTAAGTAATCTGCCATAAAAATTGGTCACTAATTTATTATCAGTGACCCCTGTGTCTCACTTATGGCAGGCTCGTTTTGTCCTGTGATTTAATTATACAATTTTATAACTATCAATTCCCAAGTATTACATAACTGAATCTCTCACTATATATTGTGACTGTCCCTGCGTCTGTATACGCAGTAAAAGTCACGGTATGAGCAGAGCTGTTCAGATTTGTAACATAATGTCCGCCAGTTGTTGTTAGCTGAGTGGCATAACTGCCTACAAAAAATCTATCAATTTCTGAGCCATTTAATTTTACTTTAAAAATTGCTGGACCACCCCCAGCCATATATACTCCATAATTATATAGAAGCATTACATTCCTGCTTCTTGATGCTGTTCCTATAACAATTGTCCCATTGGTTATAACCGTGTCTGATGTTCCAGATATTAATTGCCCTACTGAATTGTAGTAAGAAACTGACGTAGTAAAATTAGATGTAGATACAACCCCCGCTGAATCAAAAGCAACACTGCCTGAAGAATTATATATATTCAAACTTCCATTTGTTACAGTTATCCCACTGCTATCTAGTTTTACTACCTCAGACCCAGAAGAATTTTTAACAGACATAAGGCCGTTACCATTAGCAGTCCCCCCAAGTGTGGCTGTTCCACCTGATATTTGATTAAAGGTGAGTGTTCCCACCTTTGCCGATGTTATAGCTGCATCTTGAATTTGAGCAGTTTGTATTGCTGCAGAACCTATTTTTGTAGTAGATATAACTCCTCTTTCGTTATTGAAATCAAAAGAGTACGGGTCTTGAGCCCCCTGATTTATTGCTATTGGTGAGCTTTCTGGCATTAAAAATTGATTTAGCATTATCTTTTAACCATTACCTGAGCATCTATGCTACAACCATAATAAGTCCACTTGGCTGTTGTTGATGACTCATAAATTCTAAGGAATAGGAATCTTGATCTTGAGCCTTCTGGAAATCTAAACTCTATGACACCATCTGTTAAATCTCCAAGGTCTTGCCACTTTAGTGATGGATAAGAGAATGTATCAGAACATGCTATCTGAGCCCTAGCCTGACACCCTGGACTGAAAAACCCTCTAAACCAGTTCCATTTCTTTTGCCAAGTCATCCCGCCCATTGTGAATATGTATAAAAGTTCTGCGTTTATAGGAGAGCCAGCATCTGACGTGCTGCCATCAAACTTATAGCATTGACTTGTTGATGACCCAAAGATAAGAGTTTGATTACCACTTAAATCTTTGTATGACAACCACGCAGTTGGCTTATGAGCCATATCCCAATTAAGATATTCATTCTTCTGATAGTCATATTTGACAATGCAATTACTCATTGTCCTTTGTGTAAAATCATCTGTTACTGTTCCAACTGAGGCCAGATAGTCATAATTATGTACTCTGGCTGGAATAAGTGGGAACTCTGTTCCAGCTATACCAGAGCCTTGAGCATTATAAAACTGCCTTTGGATAGAATTTGATAAAAGCTGTGGTTTAGCCCCCCCAAAACCATAGTTGCCATATCTATTTATGTAGAAAGCATAATCCTCTGCTTTATCCACGCAAAGAGGCGAAGATGGTCCATAGACTGTTGCCATATCAATCAAGTTATACCCATCCCATTTATACATCTGTCCTGAGTTTTTAACAGCAATAAGCCTGTCTGCTACTTTAAATATATTTTGTAGTTTTCCATCTCCAGGCACTTTAAATGATGACGAATCTGCTGTCCCGCTTGTGCTCCAATTTGTACCATCATTTGTCGTAGAATAAAATAAATCTGAAGCTGTCCCCATCGCATATATTCTGTTTTGATACTGAACAAACTGTGAAGCTACAGGAGCAAGTGAGGTGTCTGTAAAAGCTGTGCCACTTGTTGTGTGTCTAGTTGCAACTACGCCATCCCCTAATATAAATGTATTGTCAAGAACTGCCCCACTGATTCTGCCTTGAGAATTAACTGTTCCATTAGTTGGAATTGTCCAGTCACCAGTCCCTTGATAGCTATACCAAAACTTATTCCCCGACTGCTGATATAACCAGAAAGATGTGCCATCATTCTGGTAATATGACAATAGACTTTTTGTTTGAACAGAATTTACAGTTCCTAAAAAAGCTGAATATCCAGTTCTTTTACGCTTTGCTCCAAATGGAAAAGACTCAACGTTGACGGCATGAAGCAGTGCCCCATCCATATCTTGCTGAATAGGATTGACATAAGTATTAATCCCCGCCCCTGCATTATATTCTTTAGGTCCTATATAGTCAGCCATAAGTTACATTGCAAAATATTCAAGGTCAAAGTCTTCTGATCTTCCAGACAAGCTTTCGTCAAACTGTATGGTCTTAGGTCCTGTCTGATCTCTTGGGGTTATCTCAGATATAAAGTCATCTTTTGAGATTTTAAACTTACTGAAGTGACTTTCTGCATACTCCTGCTTCTGATCTTTGTCATAAGCTCTATAAAGAGCATAGTCTACACAGCCTGTTGTATATGGTCTTAAAACCACTGACAATTCATCCGTATCATTTGTCATGACAGCATATATCTTGCTATAAGTTATTCTAGCCGTACCACCATTTCTAAATGGTCTTACACCAAACTTAGTATCCCCTGCCCAATAATGGCATGGATAAACTGAGGTAAAAATGTCAGAATCGCTAAACTGATTGATTGGAATTTCCTTGGATTGCGTGTATGTAGCTCCTCCATCATAACTTATCTCAATCTTCCTTGCTGACTTAAAATCTGATTCAGTTATTGTTCCATACCCTGCAGTACCATCAAACACAGCCTGAGTAGTACCAAGCGCATATGACTGATTGACTTTGATTGCAGAGTTACCCATCTGTTCTTGCCATTCGTTAATCCAGTCGTCTATTGTTGAATCATTTTCTATAAATCCTGACGAGCTTAAAGCCCCTTTTACCCTTGATCTTAATTTTTGAAGTGAGTAGAAAGTCGGACCATTTGGGATAAACCATGATGAATCCGATGTCTCCTCACCAGTTACTGAGTTTTTGTAACTTGTTTTATAAGCATAAGTAGATGCTCCTGTAGTGTCATTAAAATCTGTGGTAAGAGAGTCAGGCTTGATATTGACTGTAGAACCTGTAAATGCTGCCACTGTTCCAGCTGTTCCTGTTGTTGATCTTTTAAAAACTATCTGGTCAAAGTTTATATCATAAACTGGTGTATCTATTGAGTGGCTGAACCTCAAAGTTCCAACTGTCGTCAGAGACGTACCAGACGGCGCTGCTGTTCCTAAAACCACTATTTCGGCCTGTTCTTCGCCAGTTTTGCCTATTTGAATAGCGTGTGAGGCTGTGAACGAATTTATGTTTTTGACTGGCACAGCAGTCCCCCCAACGCTTAGGCTAGTACTTGTGTAGCTGTATTGAGAATTTTTATCAAGTAAATTGTTGACTGATATTATCATATTAGACTTTAAAACTAGGGACTACGTTCTTTTGGTTAATACTACCTGTAAAAATACTTTGTTTTCTAAAAGACCCATTATAAGCAAGTGTGCTGTCATTATACGTATATCCAGCCTCGTTATATGACACGTCAATAACAACTGGGACTACTTCAATCCTTGCTGTATATCCGACTGGATAAATATTTGATATTTTTCCAGTTGGAACGATTTGACTCATTTCTTAGATTTTCTTGCAATTTCTAAAGCAATTGCAATGATCTGCTTATGAGGTCTTGGTTTATCTTTACCTTTATTTTCCTCAGTAAGTTTAGATATATTTTTTGCAATTGTTTCTTGTGATGACCCTTTATAAAGTGGCATAATTATTTGCCCCAACTTATAACGGCCCCCACATTTGCTCCATTTTCAACTGTTAAACCAGTCTTTGTTCTAACATCAAGCAAGAATGTTCTTGGGATATGACTTACTACAGTTGTTCCCATCACAAATCTTGCAATTTCTGTGGCTGATGTACCTGCACTGTCGTAAAGGACGACCTGTCCTGATGCTGGAGCTTGTGTAATAGTTACTGTATGTACATATGCTGGGTATGAAGCAACAGTAGTAGTCCCTGCTGCAGTTCCTACATTAGAATAGTCAAAAACAGCTGGTGTAATAGTTACTAAAGACTTTGCTGACAATAAATCTGCCATAGATAAGATAGACTTTTAATTTAAGTGTCTTCTAACCACTTTTGGCGATTCTATTGTCCGCTAATAACATTATACAAAAATCAAGGATATATTTCTTGTTCGAGTTGCAATAAAAATGGTTTCCACTTAGCGTCAAAAACAGTTTTCGTATCATATTCTTTGACCATAAACTCTCTAGCTGCCTTACCCATAAGCTCTCTATCAGAGTCTTTAATACGCTTTACGCAGTCGTATATTGACTTGGCACTGGGTATCCCAACATATGAGCCAAGAGGTGAGAATCTGCGGTATAACACATCACAAACCTCGCCTGTTATGTGATTTTGCACTAGCTCTGGCATTGAGGTAAAGTTATTAACAACTACTGGTATTCCACAGGCTTGAGCTTCAATGGCTGGGACTCCAAACCCTTCACTAACCGAGGGAAGAAGTAATACATCCATGCAGTTATAGACCATAGCCATATCTGGCTTTTGGATGTTGTATGCCATCTCATATGGATTTGGCAAGATTATCTTATCTGTAATCCCTATCATTTGGGCGTAATCTTTAATGGGAAATCCTCCTGGGAAGTCTGGGAAGGTGTGAAGATAAAGAAGTGATTTTGGATATTTTTTAAGCCATACTACAAAAGCATCCATAACCTCCTGAAATGACTTTCTTGGAGGATTGTCCTTATTAGCCGCAACCATCCCCCAGATAAAAGCATCATCAGGTAGCCCAAACTGCTTGCGTAGTGCCTTTTTATCCATGGGTTTAAAGATGTTTGTGTCTACTGTATGCTGGATATATGTAGAGTTAAACCCGTGCCTTTCAAGCTCTTTTTGACCAAATTGCGAATAGGTTACTATTCTATATGCGTGTTTTAGCTTCTCAATAATAGCTTTTGGGGCTGGATCGTGGTCTATGGGGACAATTGGTATCCATCTTTTCACTTGTTGCAAATCCTGAGGGTTTAGTACCCATATATCTTGTAGTGACATCACAACATCAGCCCCAAACTCTTTACCATGATGAACCATAGCATCTGAGCCATAGACGTGTTGCATCTTAGGGTAGTGTAGTATCCCATCAACAATTATTTTACCGCCTTCTAAACCGTAGAAATCAATGCCTGCTAAAGTATATCCCTCATCTCTTATGTTGGGGAGTATCTCTGCCGCTTGTTGTCCATAGCCTGAGGGGGACCATAAAGCATTGGTGTTAAACAAAATTCTAAGTTTCTTAGGAGTAGGAGCCATACAAATAAAATTAAAATTTTAATTTGTACGCCCTCTAATTCTTAATCGTACTGGGTGGCTATTTTTGCCACTTATGCTATTTTACCAACTCATCAAGCCTTTTTATCACATCTTCCTTAAATGCGGTCCTATATGCCATTTTTTGACCATCCTTGCCACCTGCCCAGTGTATTACCTTGAGTACCACATCTTTGGGTGGAAATGGCGTATTACCCTCACCTTTTGGCACTATAATCTCATTATTGACCACTTTAGCTTTAATCCACTCTCCTTTACTAATCAAACCCCACCAGGCAGTCATTTTTGCTGGTCCATCAAAATGGTCAAAGCATCTTACATTATACATACCATAGTAGGCTAGGATGTTAAGTAGATCCTGCTCGCCATACTGAAAGTTATTAAATCTAGTCTCAAGACACACTGTCTTCCAGTGTTTGACAAAAACCTCACTTCTCATAGCCACAAATCCACAGTTAAAGTAATCCATAGGAGATATGCCCCATCCTTGCACAAAACCATATTTTTGTGGGTCTACTCTATTCCAGTTCATAACAGTCCCTATATCATAATCTTTTGTATTAAAGACATAATCAAGAGAACCTGTCACAATGCTATCTGCATCAATCTTTAACACTAGGTCATATTCTTTAATATATTTGTTAGCAATTATTGGTGTAGCTCTATAAAAGAATTTAGGGTCAGCTTTTGTGTATTCTGCAAGCTCATCGCCTGTAACTATATGAAATGGAACTGTGGGATGGAACTTTTTAAAAGAGTTCTCAAGCATCTTAGCGTATGGCAAGTTATTATCATCCGCTATGGTAAAGACAAAGACTGGTTTTTTGTCCATAATTTGTATTAAATTTTAAGCTTTGCTATATAAACAGACGCTTGTGTTTTATCATGCCACTTAAACTCATACCCAAGCTCTTCATATCGCTTCTTGAAGTCATCTTTTGTTAGTGTTGTCCAGCTATGCCACTCTCCTATGATAAGTGGCATTCTTGATACTGAGCTTTTAAAGCTATCTGACAAGATGATATTACTCTCCTCACCCTCAACGTCAAACTTTACAAGATCAGCTTTTTGTATCTGTAGGGTGTCAAGCATAAGGTCCATTGTAAGTGCCATTACTATCTCACTCGGCTTATTTCTTGAAAGCCTTGCATCAAGCCCCGACATGGTTCTATTGTCATTATGGTAAAAAGAGGTCGGACCTGTTTTGTGCGAGATTGCATAAGGAAATATCTTTATATTCTCATAGCCATTACTGTATATAAGTTTCTCAAGACATTCTATGTTATCTCTAGCTGGCTCAACTGCATAGACTATGCCATAATCTTTGAAATAGTGCGCTGTAAGGCCTATATTAGCCCCTATATCAATAATTGTCAGATTTGTTTTATTTGTCAGATATTCATCGTAGACTTTATCAATATATATCTCCTGAAATATCTCTGCAATGTGAGAGTTTTTGAAGTCTTTGAAATAGAAAGATTTAGTATCCATAAAAAAGCCTATGTAGTAAATATACTACATAGGCATAAAATATCAAGCCCCTTTAAAGCAGTGTAAGGTTTGCCTTACCCGCATTATCGTGAGTAGGCTTGAACAAGACTACAAAAGTCTCTGTACCACCCATGATACTTGTACCATTGAAAGCATGGTTTGAAGTACTTACGAGTGTCGCATCGACTGTTCCACCGTTTAGCGTGGTTTGAACATGTTCCTTGCTCCAAGAAATCATCTTAACATCACTTACTGCGCCAATCTTACTTGGAAGTCCAAGGTAGTATTTAGCTGTTGCTGCGGTTCCTATTGCGACCCCAAGTCTTGCTGACCCTGCGCCGACACCCGTTGCTGCAACTGTAAATGTCCCTGATGTAACTTGTGCAAAAATCTGTGTCCCTGCAACTGCTGCAGCTGGTGTTCCTGCTGCTGCCGTTCCAAGTACCACAGTTTCTCTTACAACCTGTCCGAATTGGTCTTTTCCGTTTACTGTCCAAGAGCCTCCCATATCGGCTGTTCCAACCACTCCGTAAAGTAGGTTTCTCGGATAGTCTAGATTTTTGTTTATAAGTACGAGTGCCTTGCCTTGTCCTGCCGTACCACCTGCTGCTGTGCCTACCCATGTCGCAGATATTGAGGGATTAGACACAATATACTGCTCATAGCGGTCAATTTCATCAGGAGTTACCTGCCTTTTGGCTTGGCTAAACCCGTACTGATCTTCCTTTAAACCTGACATATTGTTTATAAACTTATAACAATATACTGTTTTCAAACTTGTCATTTCCAGCGAGTTTATTACTTGCCTTCATAACACGTATCTTTTCAAGGAGGTGTTCTCCTACCATTTCCTGCCATTTCTTTGGTCCAAGATACTCTTTAATGGATTTAGAGCCTTTATTGAAGCGGTATGCACCGTAGTACGATACCGCCTCAATACGCTCCTGTAGACCTGCATCAATGGCTTCATGCATCTTGCGATGTTTTCTCTCAGTCTCCCTTATGGTTTCATCAATTATCGCTCTGTTTCTCTCAGCGCTGAAATTGACAGGGTCTTTTATGATAAACCTCTGGTCATCTGGGTGAATGTCATTGATATTGATCATACGTTATTTTGTCCTTCTAACTAGTCTTCCATTGGCAGCTGGTGCTGTGCATAGAAGATTTGTGTACCAAGACCACACCTTTTGGAAGGTTATGTAGTCAGCACGTCTTAGGGCGTTGTCTTCGACAAATCCCATATCCGCAACTTGACATACTGTCCAGGTGTCTAGGTTTACTAGGTAAGCCTCACCATCTGGAACATCAAAGTCTAGGTAGACTCCTACGTTGCCATGTCCTGCCTCGAATTTAAGTCCTGTCCAGCCTGATACAAGTTCAGTCTTATCAACTGTTCTTCTCATGGCTGTAAGAAGATCACCATACTTTGTGTAAAGTGATTTGTTCATAAACCATGCGTATCTATCGCCTTCTTGGGCATATTCGATTGCACTCATGTATACAGTCTCCATATCAGTTATCGTGAGTGCAGCGTTTGAAGCTGTGCCCATAACTTGTGGATTCCATACATCGTAAGAGCGTGCCACACCTGCGTAGTCTGCTGTTCCTGCACTAAGGGCTGATCTGATACCTTGTATTTCAGAGGTACCTGCACCTGCCTCATCTCCGTCTAAGAGATAAAGTGAATCTTCAGCTGCGATTGCTGGAGCACCTGTTACAACCACTGTTCCAATTGAACCTGATGTGTATGTAACTGAGGTGATTGTCCCTGCATCTGCACCTGCTGTACCAATTCCAAGAGCCTGACCTACGGTCAAGTATTTGGTTGGTTTTACGTCACCGTTTATGGTTCCGTACCATTCACTTGATCTGCCATCATCAAGACTTGCATCTGGATATTTGACAGAAAGTGTGCCTGCGCCTACTGATCCTGCAACTTGTCCAACTATACCTACGCCATCACTCATGTATTGGCGGTTGATATTTTTGGAGAAGTCACTTTTAAGGGTTCTCATTTGGAACGTCATAGCTGCTTCAACTGCTCCCTTGTTGTTCTCGGAAGCCTTGGCGACTACATCGTTTATATCAAATGTACCTGTCAAGATCTTTGGAGTGACAGAAGCTTGCACAGTTGGTGCTGAACCCGTTCTGAGTTTAGCATTCGCTGTTGACAAGTTTACGACACCACCATGTCTATTTGATCTTATTGGTGCGTAGAAATAGTTGTTAAAAAATTGAACATTATCATTCCTCTTCAATACCTGCAGAAGTTTTACCTGTTTTGGTACGTTATCTGAGATATATGGCTGAATGACCTGTTTTAATGCTGACGTGAAGTCAGACAAGCTAAAAGCTGTTGTAGCCATTAGATATATAACTAATTTGTAATTTATTCTTTGGTTCCCCAAAGAGCTTCTTTCAAAGCATCGTTCACATTGTTGTCATTTAAGGCGACAGGTGCTGGTGCTTTACTCCCTACTCCCCCCTTCAAGGTTTTAAGAGCTGATGGTTTTTTAGACTCAATCTTTGATGCCTGCCAAGACTTTATAGCCTCATCGTGCATCTCATTGTATGCCTGCTGCAGATCAGATATTCCGTATGCAGAGGCGTAAGCTAGAACATGCTTTTTTACAAAGCGTGGTCTACCATCAGACCCATCAATCTCCTTCTCAAGCTTGTCTGCTGTTTGAAGTACTTGGTTTACTGCCTCCTTTTCTTTTTCTCTGCTTTCCAAGTACGCTTCAAGATCAGACTTCTTGATATATCCCTGAGTTGACAAGTCCTCATTGAGGACAAGTCCGAGTTTCCTCGCTGCTTCCTGAGCCTTTGCTACATCCTCTTGGGTACCTACTCCAGCTTCTATTCTGGACTGAGAGTTTTGTAACTGGCTCTTAAGTCTAGCATTCTCTTCTTGGATAGACTTTAAGGTTTGGGTCGTTCTGCCATATTCTGGCCAGACCTTATCAAGTGACGTGTTCCACTTCTGTTCGTACTCTCGTGTCTTTTGACCTAGACCGATAAGTTCCGAAGCTTGTGAGACATCGTACTCTTGACCATTTATAACAACTTTCTCTTGGACAGCCTCTTGCTGTCCCTTCTCTTCCACACCAGTTTGTGCTGGGTCCATAGATTGAAAAATTGCCAGTCAGATTTCTCCGCTGCGCTAATTAATAATTATTTATCCCAACAAAAAAAGCTTGGCTGCCCATCTTGTTGAGCTTCCAAGCCTTCTGTGAACTTTTCGCTTGTGTGGTGGTGGCTATTTTTGCCACTGATTTAATTATACAAAAATTCATCGCCATTACAGCAAATATTCATCACTTCACCATTTTTCTTTCTAACCTGACCGATGATATGACAATTTTTGACAATTAAATCTTCTGTTACCATATTCCCACACACACATTTCACTTTGTTTTTTATACCTAATATTTTCTTGATTTTATCTAATATTCTCATACAATCTCCTCAATAAATCTAACATCACAAGTTCCTGCACTATAGCAATAAACAGCCACTCCTGCGGCACTATTTAGAGCGAGTGTCTCATTTGGCATAATCCTCATGCCATTTGAAGCGCTAACTGCGCTGCCGCCTATGTAGAGCGTCCCATCCCCTAGATTTTGAATAATTATACTTTTCCTATTGTAATTAAAGCTACGCAAAGTAACAGTTCCTGTGACTGTTCCATTACCGCTTGTCAGTTGAGTCTCATACTGCTGGAGTATTGGCATTCTTTGTATTTTGAACTTGTTTTTTAGCCTGATCTGCTTTTATCTGCTCAGGGGATAATTGTATCCCAGCTTGTGCTGCAAGCTGCGCCTGCCCCTCTGCTGGCAAGTCTTTAAATGATATTGATTTGCTAGGCTCTTTGGCTTGCGGTGTGTTTTGCTTATCGAGCATTCCAGTATCCTTTAGAGCCTCTACAACCCCAACTTTCGTACTATCTACAAGTTTTTGATCATGCTCTGGCCCAACAGCCCCCGCATCTTTCATAGCTTCAACTATTGCGACCTTCATCTTCATTATCTGCTCTTCTGTCATATCATTCACATTACCCTGTTCCATAGCTTCCATAAACTCTTGAGTTGAACCAAAGCCGAATGTATCAAGGAATTTCTTCATCACAACTTTTATAGCCTCTGGATTGACAGCTCCAACTTGTGAGAACTTGAGCATAAACTCTATTATCTGTTGCATGCTATTTCTCTTTCCATCCATAGTAAGTCCAAGCCCTGGTTCTATCTCAATTCTTACTTTTGTCCCTTTTTTGATAGGAATGATTGTTGGTGGTAGTGCCTTTCCTACGGTTTGTGACAGCTCAAAGCCCTTGTTTCCTATAATGTCAAAGAATTGGGGTTCAGAATCTTCAATGTATGAGACTTCTTTTGGCTCCATAAAATCTTTATCAGCTCTCTCAAGCATAAGATCAGCTATTGTCTTTATGGTCTTTTTAAGCATTTGAGTTGCTATCTTTAAATTAGCGTATTCTGATGCTTTAAGTGACTCAATAGCCACACCTGATTTTACACCAGCTGGCGTTTGACCTAGTGCTGATGTTGATGCACCTTGCTCTTCGATGTATTTATCAAGTAGCTGGATAACACTAAATGGTGTAGCTCCAGCCGTTGAGTTCTGCATCTGTGTTAATGGTGTTGTCTCATATTCAACAACCTGACCACCTGCAAAGTTTGATACTTGAAAGTTCTCTCCCTTTCTTTTTTGATATATACCCACAACCATCGTATTCACCCATTTTTCAAGTCTGGTCATTATGACATCAAGTGACTTGTTTTGTGGAATAAATCTCTCGATGAGTGGTGTCTGATAAAGTGGTCCTGGTTCAAACCTAAAGTATGCAAATGGGTATTCGTCATAGTTTATATACTCATCCTGTAATGTTATACCACCTGCTGAAAACACGTGTCTCATTATTACATCACCTTTTGATTTACCTTCCATAGCCCCACCTGCATCAAGTTTTATGGCTCTCTTCCAGTTTTCCTCACTCAAACGCTCTTTAATGAATGTCTCTTTCTCAATAACTGATGCGTATTGCTTCTCTCCAGTCTTACTGCCAAATCTAGCTCTCATATATGCGTCTTTTATCTCTGATGTGGCGTATTTATTGTCTGGCTGAAGTTTTTTTATCATCTCAGGCTTATACATCGGGTTACTTTGTATAGCATCAATGGTTGTGCTTTTGGTTTTTGTCATAAAAGGCACGTCTTTTAGTGATCTCTTGTCTCCTTCTGTTATAACATCAAAAGCATCACAGACATCAAGTTTTATTTGTTTTGTAACAGGATCACTGTAGACTTGAAGATATGAGATTGATTGCTTTGCTGCAATTATCATCATGTCTATAATTTTCAGACTCAAGTCAGCCTCTTCCCATTCAGTTGTAAGCCACTTACCTTGTTTTCTGGCCACCTGCTTACTTTTCTCAACAGCCTGCATATATGACTGCATATCAACTTGGCCGTTTGGAAGTCTGAAATCTTCTATTGTTATTCTTTCTGGGTAGACGACTGGATACGGCTCTGCAGACCAAAGTAAGTTTGATACGCCTCTTATTTGCTGACTAGCTCTTGGGATTGCTCTCTCAACGTAGCCTGTCATCTTGCCTATTGTGTCAATCACCCTACCAGTTTTTCTTGAGATAACTCTGAAATGATACCCATCATCAAAGAATTGATTGTCGTACCATCTGCGCTCATACTTTCTGCGCTTGATAACCTCTTGATTGACAAGTTGTTCTATGACTTGCCCTATATTGTCAGAATTAACTCCTAAAAACTGTTGGATGTTTTCCATTATTGTGTTTTAATAAACTTATCAAATGTCTGCTCATCAGCTTCAGATAGCAAAACTTCCTCTGGTTCTGATTTTGGTGTGGTTTCTTGCACTTTATTTGTCGCAACCATATATTCATTGAGGTTCTTACTCATCGAAGCCTTGACAGCATCCTCAACCTGTTTTAGAAGTTTCTGGGTAGTTAAATATTTATCAACTGCCTGAATTATGTTTATTATGACAAGTGTGATTATGGCGATTTCCATATTTACATTTTACTAATTGCATTACGCATTATTTCTTTGTAATCCATCGTGCCTTCACTCTCATCTTCATCCTCATCAAATGGTTCTTCTTTTGGCTTATATTCTTTTGCTACTGGTTCTTTAAGTAAGTATCTAGCCTTGTTGAGTGCGCCTTGCATATCAGCTACGATGTTTAGAAGATCATCCTCTTCACCCATCTTAAGTTCGCTCCTTATATAGTCAACTATCTCACAACCTCGTCTTACAGGTGAGCCAGACACATCAATGATAGGCTTTGCTGGAATGATTATTTTCTCACTTCCATAATGCCCCATATAAGTTTCAGCAAATGAGTCTACGAGGTCTGACATTGAGTCATAAAGATCACCTAATGTCTTGTGTTCATTGGTTACTGTATTGGCTTTCCAGTGTGCGATACGAAGTGATGCTGTATAGGCGTTTAGCTCACCTATTGCGTCTTTTAAGTGTGACATATTGTTTAAAATAAATGACGTTTCTCCCAATACTCCTTAAATGGATTTGGGACATTGAAAAACTCGTGCTGATACATCACTGTATTTGTAGCCATAAACATTGGGTCTAGGCTATCAATAACCTTTACAACTACAGGGATATTATCAATCTTGTATAGGATCTCATTATCCGTGAAGCTCTCCGCCTGATGAAAAGCTTGCATTATCCCAAAGGGTCTATCTTGATATTCAACCTTTCTAACTCCCACCTCTACCTTATCTCCACTGAGTGACTTATTCTCTATGACAGCCTTTGCTGTATCACCAAGTAGGAAAAAAGGTGTATTTGATCTTGAAAATAGGTCAAATATAAAATATAACCCCTTAAGTAGCTCATCATGACTCAGTGAGGGTTTATTCTCCTGTAGATCAGACTGCTTCGAAGTCGAGGAAGTCTTGGTCGTCTCCCATCGCTCCTTGTATTTTGGCTTTGACATCTTTTGCGATAATTGATAAATGAGAATCGTCTTGTACTTTTATGACTGGTTGTAAACTCCACACAGCCAGAGCATGTGCGATAACTATATCGTCATGAAATCCAACTGGTGCTTCATACATTACTCTTCCACTCGCTGACACATCGTATGTAAAGCTTGACATCTCGTTTATCGTCTCTTCTAATTGTAGCATTTTAAGATTAGAAAGTTCTATCCAGTTTGATAGTTTTTCAATAATTTGTTTTTTACTTTCATTGGTTAATTTGAAAGGCTCAAGGGGCACTCCAGCACGAAGCAGGTCGTCAGCTATTGGATCGCCCAAGCCTGTTGCATCTAGCATCACAAGAGCATTGTTGTATTTCCTTGAGACCTCTTTTATCTTCTCTTTCACATATGGCCACTCAAGCTTATTAAATCTCATCTGAAATACTTGATGATTTGTCTTTCTATCATAAACTGCAATAACAGTATAGTCTTGCACCTTGGCAAGGTCTACACCCATGACATATAAATGTCCGTTCTCTGGGTCCCTAGGCTGAAGTATCGCTATATTCCTAACACCCCTGAATACTACTCCAGTATCATCAAGAAAGTCTGCGTATATCTCTTGCTTTACAACCCTTTCTGGCATATCTTTCATATCTTCCATAATACGGGCATGGTTGACGTAAGGGTTGTCAAATGAGCTAAACTTCATTGATGTATAGTTTGGCTGGTCTTTGTCTAAACCCCTCTCGTAGAGCTTGCTGAACTCGCCTTTGCCTTTTGGTGTGCCACCCACAATCACATGGCAATTAGCATCCCAAAACATTGGTTTTATAGCGTTTTCCCAAAGATATGGGTCTTTAAGAATGATACCTGCCTCATTTAAGAAGGCATAGTCATATCCAAAGCCTTCCCATGACTCAGGACGCTCTGCAGATCTAAAGTCTATGTAGCTATCCCTTATGTATAGAACATGTGGGTCTTTCTGCCACTTCCAGAGCTTCTGAGGTAGCAGCCTTAACTTTGGAATAAATAGTCGCTCAATGTATTTTTCGATGTTTGAGTTCATAACATCTCCCCACAGGCCCTTTTGGAACTTCTTTTCAAGAGCTTTCCTTATGTAGTTGTTGGCAGCTCCTACTGTCAGTCCAAATCGTCTGCCTTTTGGCACTATGACGTAGTTTGTAGTGCAGTCAAAGATAGTCTGCTGCTTTGAAAAGTTCTTGATTGGTAGCTGAATCTTTGTCATTTATTCTAGCCTCTGCAATTTGTAAATATTGTTGTTCTTTTTCTATGCCTATAAACTCTCTACCTAGATTGACACAAGCCACACCTGTTGAGCCTGAGCCCATAAAAGGATCAAGCACTATACCTCCCTTTGGTGTTACCATTTTGATTAGGTATTCCATAAGGGCGACACTCTTAACCGTAGGATGATTATTGCCTTTTCCTCTATCTTTTTTTGACGCCTTGCTTTTATAGATTATTGATTTAAAGAAACGAGAGGCGTTGCCAGAATCTCCGTAGTTATCAGGAGCGTTACTTATTCCAGCACTTTCTACTAATTTATGCCCGTGTCTTGGTCTTGCGTTTGGTGCTTTATATTTTCCGCCACCAGCATCAGGAAAACACTCTCTTACTTCTTC